TAGATACACGTTGTCGCATCGCTAAGGGTTCTGGCGAACGTATGAGAACGCCAGGCTCTAAAGGTGCGCCTACTGCATCAGCATTTAGAAAATCTAAAAGAACTGCAAGAAAATCTAAACGCTAATTTTATTCAGTAGCAATTAGTTGACCTTCAAAAGCATACGTGCCAACGTGGGCTAATCTAACCCAAGGCGCTGCAAATACTTTCCCACCAATCAAACGCCATTCACGGCAAAAGTGATAGTCCTCAGACAATAAACGATTGGTTTCTGGTTCAATTGAAGTAGCAAAATATTCTGCAATTTGATCTCCTTGTAGCATTGTTTTATTTAGATCAACTACGTCATTAGAATAAGACGGTACATGAGGTCTTAATTTATCAAACACTTCACGCTTAATCATCATAAATCCAGTGCCACCATTAAAGATTTCTACTGGTTCATTCATTGGCACAGTAACTTCTCCTACATAATCCACTAAATTTACTACAAAACTTCCTGTATGAAATTTAAGCTGATCTTCTGGTACGCCTTCATCCATGGCTCTTTTGACGCTATTCCAATTGATTTCTTTTTTTGGATAAATACCACAAATAACATCTTTGTCAGCTTGTAGCATCGTAACAATGTCTATTGGGTTAAACAAAATGTCAGCATCAATAAACATTAGATGAGTGCAATTAGATTTTAAAAATGCTTGGGCTAATGAGTTTCTTGCACGAGTAATTAAGCTCTCATTGAACATAAAGCTAAATGACAATTGAATATTATTGTCAGCACATATTTTAGTCATTTGCAATAAAGATTGGGTGTAGTAACCAGCGCACATACCTCCATACATCGGAGTAGCCAACAATATATTTGGCTGTACAGGTTCTTTTTTATCTTGAAATTGTTTCAAATCTAATTTTTTCTTCTTAGCCATGATTTTCCTTAAATGAAGTTATCGGTACTAGCGTTTACATAATCGTTAATCAATATGTTCTTTCCATCGTTAGAACATTCGTGCATACAAGTAGTTTTGGCATTAAATTTATTAAAGTATTCCTTGGTTTCTTTGCTAAACCATAAGTCTGTAAACCTTTTGCCGTTAATAGAGCCTATGCAACCAGTGCTATCGTAGGCTTTGTTATGACAGGCATACACATTAAGATCCGCACCGATGACTGGCACGGTTTGCATGATGTAACATCTTTTATAGCTTCGTACACTAGAGTGACTGCTGCCAGGAGTAATGTTATAAGTGCTATTAACACTAAAGTTTTCAGAAGTAATAGTTTGAATTTTTGCAAGTTGCTCATTGACTTCATCTGCTATTTCCTTATGGTAATCATAAAAATCTGGCACATACATTGGACTAAAACGCACATTTTCAACACCACAGTCTTTTAATAACTGACTGTACCCCCATAAATTTTTGTAATTGTTGCGATGCACAATATAATTCACCCCTAAATCACAGTTTGCATCTTTAATGGCAGCAAAATTTTTAATATTCTTAATAACAGAGTCAAAGCTCTTTTCAGGCACGTTCCTAAATCGCTTCATTTCAGCGCCATCGGTGTAGTCCATACTGACCCTTACCCATTTAGCTTTTGACAGCACCTCGGCACGTTCTTTGGCTAAATTTTGACCGTTAGTGATGATGGATAGATCAAGACCTAACTCTAATGTTCTACGCATGATTGGCACAATGTCAGGGTGCATCAATGGCTCACCACCACCAGAATAGGTCACTGCTTTAGTACCTATACGTTGCAAGTCATAAAGAATTTCCATCATCTTTTCAGTGGGGATGACATCATCTTCTTTCATATCTTCGTGCATCCCACTAATGATGTGCTGCTCATCCCCGCCATCTTTCACCCTAAAACCAGTGCTATACACGCAAAAAAAACATCCGTGATTGCAAATGTTAATTGGCTTGATGCGAACATATAGCGGTGCTAAAACCTCCCCCGCCCCAAAAGATTTCAGCTTTTCTGGAAAATAAAATATCTTAAAATTGCTGTATTTGTTGCTTTTCACATTAAATCCTTGTATTCAACAATGATGCAAGATTTTTTTCTTGACATTGCCAGCCCATAGGCAGTTTTGACAAAATTCTCATTTAGCACGTTATAAATAGGTATTTCAACCATATCACGTAATGGCGCAGTAAAATTTTGAACGTGTGTTGCACCCGTGTAGAGTGGTTTTGTGATATTACCTACAATGCAGCGAATGATGACAACAGGATCAAACTCATCATTGCTAATGTCTTTGATTTTGTCTAAATGATTGACTATTGCATCCATTGCGTTCATCAAAAAATCCATTCTTTCAATAAAAACAACGGGTTTTAGCCCTGTTAGCGCCATTCCAATAGCAACTCCCATCATTAAATTTTCCGCTACTGGCATTTCTATAATTTGACCATCTGGCACGTTATTTAAAGTGCCTAATGCACGACCCTTTTGCAGCCCATAGCCAATAAAACGCGTTTTAGGATCTTTTGCAAGCTCAGTATTTGAGTTAGTGATCTGCTCTTTGTATGTCATTTTTTTTCTTTGAAAATAATGTGTTTTTTTGTGCCGTTACCAGCATGAGGATAAGTAGCGGTATATTCATTGCGTATTACGCAAGATGGCATTTCAAACCTAAATTTATTAGGATTACGTTCTTCAAGAGTGGTATCTACTGATCTGTTGTTATCTTCAATAATGAACATACAAGGTAAATCTTGACCCTCTACAAACATCACAGCCTCGTAAAAGTGACCTTGCTCCTCAGCTCCATCACCTAAAAAGCAATATACCCAGTTATCACTGCCTGATGCTTTTAGTGAATAAGCTACACCTGCTGCAATACCACAAGTGCCAGCCAAAATGCTCGAAGTAAAAAAATGACGATTACTGTCGAAAACAAACATAGAATTGCCATGCAAAATACGTTCCATAAGCTCAGGTTCGGGTATTCCAGCCAATAAAGCGTGATGATGATTCCGATGAGTGCTGAAAATCCAATCTCCATCTTTTACTTCCTCCTCAAAATGCTCAATTAAAAAATCTTCATTACCGCCTGATAGGTGTATGAGATAAGGCAGATCACCGTTTTCCCAGTGTTCCGATACCTTTTTCTCAAACGCAATAAGCTGTTCTTTTGTGCAGTATTCCATTAGTAGCGCTCAATAGTTAACCAAAAACAATATGCAAATATCGCTACAAACACTAACACCCCCATAAAAGCCCAAAAACCATCGTATTGACCTGTTTGCGGTTTCTCTATGGCAGTTGCATAGTCAGCATCTCTAAACGCCTCAGAAGCGCTCCTATACGTTTTACCTTCTCCGTAATTCCATTGGCTCATGTTATCCCCTTAAATAGTGCCAGCTTGCCCAAGTAGTTGGCTGGCGCAACCCCTAACTACCTACCTAATTGACGGCAGATTCCCCTTGAGCTGGTGATTGATCCATTACATCTAACATTACTACGCAGCCACCGCCCTTTTTTGTAGGACCTCTTGTAATTGATACTCGTTGCACCTGGCAATCATCATCAAATACTCCAGCATCTTGTAGCGCATCCAATATGGGTTTGATACAGTTATCAATATCCATCAATTTTTTAGATCTTGGATGTAAAACAATTTCAACCCACATGGCAGAGTTTCCAAACTTAGGAACACGCCACTCCACAACATAATCTGCAACAAACGCTTTAAAATCCCTGCCACGCTGACTAATAAACCTACGATGCCCACTAGCTATCCAATAATTGTTGATTGATGGCGGGTAAGGTAGGTTTATATAAATCATTAGCAGTTAATCGGTTTAAAAGGTCCTTCTGTGTTGGTATCCCAACAACAAATGCCACCTGTGTAGTCACGCTCACACTTGGTAGCTGCGTAAGACAAAGAAAATACCATAACTAAGATCAGAGTAATAAATGTTTTCATTAGAATGGCACTTCACCGTCATTAACACGACCTACTTCTTTTGGATAAGTACCGCCATTATCAGGCTTCCAGTTATCCTCAGATAAACTGATTAAGCTACCCTTAGGGGTTTGCTTAGTCCAACCAGCAATCTTAAGTGTTTGACCTGCTTTATAGTCCTCAGAAAGCAATAATGTGCCTTTCCAATCAGGTGAACGCTCATGTTTCTTTTCGTTTTGAA